TGGCTAACAGGCGCACCTACTGCAACCTTCTGCTTCGTGCTTGTCAATGCACCCATTGAAATGATTAACGATGAGAAGTATCGATTGGCACGCAGGCTCAATCTTATTGATCCACAGGGTGACCCTACGTTTATTAAGAAAGCGCAGAGCATTGAGCGCAACATGATATACGACATGGAGCAGTTCATGCGCGATTACCCGGATGCAGATTTGGAAAGTCACCGCACCGAATGGGTATACGACATACCAGTGCAGGAGCGCATACACGAAAAGAGTATTGCGTATGATGAGGCAGCAATCGCAAAGCTTCAGGAGCGTGTACCAATGTGGCGTGAATACCTTAATACTTTGGATGCATGAGGCACAAATGGGAAAACGCAGATGGTTTACCACATGAAAACAACGATGGAAAATCAAGATGCGAAAAGTGTGGTCTTATAAGATTACGCTTAAGCTATTTAAGAAGAGAAGAAAATGTTGTTTACTATCATCCAACATTACCAAAATTAACAACGTACAAAGCACCTAAATGCAAAGCACTATGAGTAATAAAGTTTACGATTACCTATTCAAAAAATCCAAAAACAAAAAAGGCTTTATTTATTTATGCGAATGCAAAACGGGTTTTTTTTGGAGGAAAGCAAATGAAGACACATACCATCCAGAAATAGAATGGAAATATGGTAAGACCATTAACTTGCAAAATAGGATGAAGCTTTATGGTGAAAATTATACCCTACTACATAAATGGGAAGTAGATCATTTGTCTTTGCGGGAGGAATTAATTAGAACCGATTGGAGTATAACTGAAGATAGAGAATCATTTGATAAAGATGGAAGGGATGAACACGTAAGTTTTGATTGTTTTAATATTGTACAATACTACGCAACAGCCGAACTATCCATGAGATATGAACGAAATTTTTTTGATGGTGAACTAATGGAATGGATTGTAGTAAAAGGCACAAAAGAAAAGCCTCATTTTTTTACTACATCAGAACATGATGGAAGTCTATTACTCAAAACAATTAGAATGTAATTTATGAAAGCAAAAGACAAAGCATGGCAACTGTACTCGAACTATTTTGATATAGTCGAAGGCGGTGAGCAGTTAGGGGAACTTGCACTGGTGCATATCAAAGCAGTTAACGCTGCACTCTATTGTGTCGATGAGGCAATCAGCAACGCACCTGATGAGATTATGCAAGACTTTGAAGGCACGGGTGAATACTATTCCGTGAAGGCTTACTACCACCACGTAAAGAACGAACTACTAAAATTGACAAAGTATGAAGCGAAAAGAAATGATGAGCCTAACCAATGACGAGCTGCGGCTGCTTCGCCACAAGTACCTGGGCATGGTTGGTAAAACACCATCGGAAAAGGATTACATCAATAGAACTTTAATAAGAATCAGACAAGAACTTTTTATCCGACAAGCACAATGACAAAAAACTCAAATGAATCACAAAGCCAGCCATCTTGTTTAGGTGCTGTTAGTGGCAGTGCTGCTGCTGAACAAGTAATTGCTATGTTAAGTCATATATTTACGAATGAAAGTAGGAAGCACGTTGGTAAAAAAATAGAAGAAGTTCCTGAACTGTTAGATATTGTAAATGCTATTGATGTGGTCGATAAGCATTGCCGCTAACTCAGGAATAACCGAAACATTAAAATCAAGTACAATGACACAAGAGAAAAAAGAAACAGCCATTCGCAGACTGCACCTAACCTTAAAGCGCAGGTTCAAAGGTCAAGCCATAAAAATGACATGGGCTGAAATGGAAGGGCTATTGAACGCAGTACAAACCATTGAAATGAACCACATCCATAACTCATACAATGATGGGTACAGGGATGGTGAAACTGGACAACCAAATAAAACCCAACAAGATGACAGCAACACTAACGTTTAATTTACCCGAAGAGCAGGTAGAATACAACTACACGCTGAACGCTGCCCGGTACAAAGATGCACTCAAAGACATTATGGATTTGATGCGCTATGAATATAAGCATGGTGAACACGATGGCGATGTGCAGACTAAGATTGCAGAACTATACGATACGTTCTTTGAAATAACCGAAGGCTTGCTTGAAGAATAGTTCTATATTTGCAACGGTTATGTGATAATACGCATCATTGTTTTTCGTTATTGATTGAACAAGCCCTCAAAACGTTGGGGGCTTTTTCTTTAACGAATCTTACCATTGACAATGCGGTAGTTGCTAACTTCAAACTCGCCACTATCCATCACACGCACGTGCGCAAACCCGTGGTGGTGCTTGTTGATGGGCATGTAGTCAGGATGCAACTCGCACAGGCATGCCACACTCCAACAAGTTGTAAGCTTTCCTTTGATGTTCGGCTCGCTGTGTTCACTCGCCTGATGATGGTGACCACACAATGCATCGGACTTAGCACGCAAGAACAAACCACGTGCGATGTTCACAGGACTGAATACCGATGCACCCAGTTCATGCCCGTGTAAAATGGTAAGGTTGCCGGCATGGATTATCTGCTTGTCGGGAATAAACGTAATGTTCAACTCGTCAAGCTTCATCAATGATTCAAAGTTGAACTCATCCATGCCCAAAAGGTCGGGAGCATTGCGCATGATGTAGTGGTCGTACCGCACATCGTGGTTACCACACTTGTAATAGATCGCGGCATTAGGGAATAGCTTGCGTAGCGTTGCAAGAAACTGCCGTGTCATTAGTACCTCATGCCCAAAGTTTCTTTTGCGTGGGTCTTTTTCAAATCGGCTTATCGCATAGAAGTCTATGATGTCACCATTGAGCAGGATAGTATTCACTTCATGCTCCAGTCCATACTTCAGCGCGAGCGTTAGTGCCTGTATGTTATGGTACGGCACGTGAATATCCGACATCAACAGGATGTCATTGTGGTTAGTTGGTAGTTTGAATGGTTTGTAGTCGCTTTCCTGCGATGGTGGAAGGTCGAGCGGATTGCTCGTTTCAGGTGCTAACTCTGCGAGAAGACTGTTGAACTGATTAAGGTCGGCAGATAGCTTTGATAGATTGCCGACAGGCTTCGTTTTAACAGGCTGTTCTGCCTTTAGTTTATGATACTTGCGCCAACTATAATACAATCGCTCAAACGAGCTGTATTGCATTGTGATGCCATGCTTCACCATAGCCGCACGGATGCGGTCTGCTATTGTTCCCGTTCCTGCATGTATCTCTTTGTAGATTTCCGCATGTTGACCCTGCATGTAGTGTTATTTAGTGCCACGGATGTACCCGGCTAACTCCGCAAGATTGGTGCTTATGCTCAAGTTTTGTGAAGCAATCACATCAATCTTTTTTTCAAGCTTATCAATGGCTTTGTTTTGTTCTTCTTTCATGGTGTTGAGTTTGGTGTTGAACTCATCCTTTGTGTCTTTAATGGAATCGGATAGCATAGTAACTTCTCTTTTGTGATATGATTCGACTTTGCCTAATGCACTTGATACTTTCACCACATCGCGCTTCAATGCGTAGTACAAGCCAGTAAGCGATACCGCTCCACCAATAATTGTGATTAAATCCCTCGGTTGAAAATCCATGACTAAAAGATTGTAAAATATATAGTAGAAACTGCTACCGCTGTGATACCTAAAGTGAGTGCTGTGTTAGTAATTATTAACCGCCTGTTCTTCTTTTTCAATTCCTTTATTTCGTTGTCCTTCTCAGTGGCAATAGCCTTTTCAATAGCCTGCTTGTTGGCGTAGATTTCAGCAAGTGTTTCATAACTCTGCGCCTGAATGCCTGTGATTTTTGCGTAATACGTGGTCTTTAACCGCTCAAGTTGGTACAAGCTATCTATTTCCATAGCTGTGCCGTACCAATACATCATGCTATTGTAATTGAGATTGAAAAGTTGCAGATCGTAGGTTGTAAGTTCTGGAGTAAAATCCTGCTTTGAGTAGGGAGTCCGACTTTTTGAGCGTTGCGCGAAACTGAGCGTTGGCATTAGCAGGAGTAGCAGAAAGAATGTTGTAGGTTTCATTGCGATAAATTTCATTGGTTATTTGCTGATTCTGGATGATGGTGTCTTGATGGATGTTGAGTGAATCAATCTTGATGAAAAGTGAATCGGTCTTTTGATTGTTCTGCTCAATCACATCGTAGAGCGAATCATTGATTGAACGCAGCCTATCAATAGCAGGGTCTTCCTTTTCTTTGCATGAGCGCACACCAACAATAATCATGATTAGCACAACCGCTGCAACCGCTGCGATTAGCACAGTGTTTCTTAGCTTGTTTTCTTCCATCGTGTTATGTGTAGATTTTTAGATAGTGGGCGAATCTTGTAGTACACACCATCGCGTGTGCGGCTATCTCGCATGCCCTGGTCATTGGTGTTGCCTTCAATGGTGCGCACTGAATACTTAGCCACCTTGTCCACGATGCCCGTGTGACCGATGCCCTTGTATCTCTTTCCCTTAAATGAATTGTAGCTTAATGTCATCACCAGTGCATCCTTGTCGCTAAAGGCTTGCACAAATTTACCATCGGTGAAAATGACATCATTGCGGTTGTATGCGGTCGGTGACCAACCTGTGATGGTGTGAGGTATGCCGCACTCGTCAAGCATAGCCATAACAAAGAAACTGCACCATGCATAGCCGGGCTTCCAACCTTGTTGCTTCATAAGCACAAGCAAGGCTCTATCGTTAAAGCCCATATTGTTGCCGCCCTTTTCCCTTACGCCTACGAATGATGCAGCGGTTGCCCTTACGCAGTAACCGTCATCAGCATGTGTAAGATGTACAGGTAGGCAGCAAAGTAGAAAGCATATAAGAGCAGGTATAACACAACCTTTTGCCATGTCGTTAGATAGGTGTTTATTTCATACTTGACTTCCTTGTTGTATATCTCGCGTTGCAATGCC